AACAATACCAGCGTCGATAATACTATTATGTATTTCTGATTCAAGCATTTCATAGTAATCTTTGCCATGCTTATATGCTTCCAACAACGCTGCATGGATGTTTTGCTCAATAGCCTGTACAGGATCCAATGTTTTTGTCACATTATGCAACATACCAGTAATTGAATCTTTTTTCAAGGCATGAACTATTCTTCCATTATCATGTTGCAACCATGTACGAGAGACATGGTTATAATCTTTCCCATCAAAAAATGGTTTAGTAACTTTCTTCTTATCGGCCGTTGTCATAGTAAGTCCAAAACCTAGAAGCGAGACGCCGGCCAAAATTATATGATTAACTCGTTCCGCCATTGAATCAGGAACCATTACCACTAAATCATCACCTGTAGCAATACGATCAATTTTTCCTACATCCTCATTGGGATAAGCACATTTAATTGATGTGTTAACAATTTGATTTGTTACGTTACAATTATAGGGAGTTGTCATGCCGTGCCCAGATTCATGGAGATTATACGGCTCAAATAGTTGACTTCGAAATTCAACTGGGGACAAATAAACGCTTGATAAAAGTGTTACGTATTCAATAAAATCTACAGTTCCCGGTATCAATCCTTGTTGTTTAGCATCGTAGTCTATTTGTTCTGCTAATAACAGAGAGGGCATAGAGACATCGAGACCTTTATGATCTGCAAGTATCACATTGTCTGCCTGTTCAAGCCGCAGCCATGTTTTCTCAGCCTCAAAGCCATGCGGGTTATATGCTACCAACATTGAGCCCCATAAATTATGGGAAATATAACTATTGTAAACCCCATTAATATACATGAGATTATATAAAGTTACTATACAGCTCATCATAAAGAGGCGCATTTTACTGAGCAATTCTTCAGGATACACAGGTACACCATCACTGACCATCTGAGCATACTCAGCGAAAGTAATCCTTTCTGCTCCTGTCATAGGCATAACATCATCTATGGAAAGAGTTTCATCTTTCTTTGAAAAAAGGGAAGGATAACAAATTAGTATTCCTTCACGAGCTTTTTGACGCTGCATCAGAACTGCCTGACGAAACTCTTCATTGATAATCTCGCCCGTTTCCTTGTCAAACAACAAAGTACGCTTCTTAATCCCGTGATATACCCCGAAACCACCAGTCGAAGTGTCCATCCTAAGGCCGTTGACATATTTGGTGCCTTGAATAATCTCTGCATCCGTAAGTTTCCGGTTTCTTATTCGACTAAGACCCCTATTTTGATGTTTATGAAGTACATCCTGATGCTCCTTACAGAGCTCTCTATATTCATCGCAAATAGGTGGACAGTCTTCCCTTCTTAACGAATCCTTAGTTTTCTTATATGGATCTGTTTTTGTGACATGACCTGTAGGTAGTTTCCAGTATGCTCGCTCTAAGATAGCCGGAGTTACTTCATTTGGTAACGATAAATGCTCCGAAATTATAGAATTAACGTACTTAGTTGCTGAAGTTTCATATCGCTTAATACTGGAGGTTCCTATATAATTATATGGGAGCCACGAGTCTCGAACTGGTTTTGTGTAATCTATACTATCACGTACTTTCTTAAAAAGTTTACATTGAGGGATAAATTTTCCTAAAGTGTCTTTCACATCATAATGATGAGTATCATACAAATGATCCAATAGATTTTTGCTAACAAAGGTTGACATAGAATTGCCATTATCCGACAAACAAAATTGAAACCCATTTATATACCATTTATTAGCATACTTGCGAGCATAAGGCAAGCCACAACTAGAGTCTTCTGTCTGTAATGCATAGCGTGTAAACCAGCCTGTACAAGACCACGGCAAACCGTGCAATTTAAAATTTGTCTTATACTCTCTGACACATTCCGCAAAAATGAAA